ACTGACACACTAGAGAGTACATTGGAATTGACATCATTAGATTTTAAAGGGTGTCTAAAAAATTACACACATAGTGGAGTTATTAAAGCACCTCTAAGTGTTGGCTAAGAAAAATAATTAGTATTTTCAAAACTTTTCCTTGACTAAAACCCCCTCACTATGAGATAATATCCTTGTAGTGAGGGGTTTTCGTTTCTAGGAGATTAATTTATGATGACTACTTCGTTTAATTCAATTATGCTGAAAGGGCCAAATCTTGTTAAAAGGGTTAATGAGCTTGGTAGTATTGAGTCTTTGAACGCTCTCGAAAAGAAAATATTTGCCAAATACGAATCCATTTTTAAAACAAAGTAGGAGATTGCACTATGAACTTTTTATATAAAAATTTGACTTATCAAGAAATGATTTGTGAAGCTGAATACAACAATAACACATTAGCCATTGCCATTTCAGAATCCGCTATCGAAGCCGCAAGAGAAGAGATTGAAAGTGAAGAAGAAAAGATTGATAATGGTGAGGTGATTTCAAAAGCTGGTGTTGCATCTGTTTGTCGGTTCTTGTACACACAAGCGTCATGGGAAAAGGAAGAGTCTCGATCTGAATGGTATGTTGATGAATTCCACGGTGATTTCAATCCTGCAAAAAACCACATCGGTGTTGTGAAATCAAATGGTGGGTACAAAGCTTTTGTTAAATATGGCCCATACGGTGAAGAAGACCTAGACCAATACGTGGACACACTCAAGAAAGCAAAGGTCGTGGCCATTGAACTTGCTGTTACAGCCGCTGGCGAAGGTTTGCTTCTGCAATAGAAAGGAATAATATGAAAGTAGTTTCTGTAGTAGACACAAAGAATCCAAAACAATGCTCTTATAGAGAGGTTGGTGTAGTCATGGTAATCAAACGCTATGGCTACACATTTTGCATAACAAAATCATACAACTCTTTAATGAACTGTTATCTGTTGTGTGAATACAAAACTGGAAAAGAGTTTAGTGCATTTGGGCTTCCGTTAAAAATGGAAGATTCTGACGTTGATCGTGTTGTTGAAAGATCAAATGCATATCTTGATAAAATAGACAAAGAATTTGTTAAAGATTACTTGTCTAGATTTCCTGTAGTGAATGAGGATGTTCCTGATAATAGTGATTCGCCCGATTACAGTGATGTTAAGTTAAAGCAAAGAATAAAAGAACAAAACGATAAATCACTAATAGAAAAGATGGCTAATCCAAAAAAGAAAAAGGTGGTAGAGAAAGAGAAAGTGTCTGCTATTAAGAAAAAGAGAGGCAGGCCAAAGAAAGTGGTAGAAAAAGATAATACGTTGTTTTGAAAAAAGGGAACCAAATTGGTTCCCTTTTTCGTTTCTATCTAAGCTGAATAAATTTCCAACCGACTGTGTTTCTTCCTGTTGGAACATTTTGTTGTCGATTATTAATAAAAACTTCGCCTTTTCCCATGAAAGAATTAGCCATAGATGCGCTTATCTTTTTGTCTTTGCAAAAATAATCTATACTTCCAGTTAAAAACTCACTGCCGTTCGGAGAAATTGCCTTAAACATAGCCTTATCTTCATTAATCATAAAACAGTTGTTGTCATGAAATCTTAACAATCCTCTACCACCAGATTTTCCACAATGAGGACATGTATAAATTTTTCCTTTATGAGATTCACTCATTTTCTTTTTTGTTTCTTCTGATCTTAATAATCCTGTATGAGTCTTTCTAACCATATCACCAAACCCTTCTGCCTTTTTTACTCCCTTTAATCTTATTGAAGTTGGATGCACTTCGTACCGGAGATGGGATTTACTTAAGTTCTTTTTTTGTGATTCTGACATCACTCTTCCTTTTCTGGTTTTGCTCATCTTCTTTCTTGTTTCTTCTGTATGAGTAGTTCCATGACGAGGATGAAGTTTACCACCTCTAAATGATCCACCTCTGATTAAATTATAACAATCTCTATCTTTAACCATTTCGTTTGTAACAAATTCATATTCATGATTTATGAGTTCTTCTCTGTTATCAAAAAAATTTAAAATTACCTTAATAAAATTATCACTACCATGAACACCAATTTCATTTAAAAGTCTTTCACCACTTCCCATGTAACCGTCATTCATGTTTTTTGTTGAATGAATTCCGTAGTAGTATCCAATCGAATCTGTTCTAATTATCTTATAAAAATAATGATACATATCATCTGATTTCTTTGATACTTTACTATAAATAGGTTTGCTGTCCATATCACTTTCCTGTTAGTGGATAGAGTGAGTGGGTGTTAACGCACCGCGACTCACTCACTCTTTCATTGTTGCATCTTCCACGCTTCTGATTTTGAACCTTTCTGAAAACGTGCAAGAGGTAAAAATAAACAAAGTTCCCATGATTGGGACGGAATCTCTACGAATTTTGATCTAACTTGATCCATTCTATATTCTTTAACAGCATGTTCAAAGTATTTGCTTTGTGCAAGTGTTGATATAACTTTCCATGAAATGTCAAGCTTTGTTGACTTAACAAACCTATCCCTACTTTTAAAACGCAAAAGCGCACGAAAAGCTGCCATTCTTAAAACAGGACTGAGGTAGTGAAAATTAATTCCAACAAAATTCTCAGAACCACTTTTTGTTCTATACGCTCTGAATGGAATTATAAGCGGGTATCTATCCCACACTGGCAATGTGTCTTTATTTAAAGCTGAATATTCAAAAAACGCCATTTTTCCTAACGTTAGACCATCACTAAACAATTCTTGATCACGAAACATCCTAGCAGTTCTTACGCTACTAAAGTTCTTTGTAACACGTTTTCTAAACCAGTCCATACTCTTTTTAATGTTACGTCTTGACTTTGGGCCTTGGCTTTCAAAATACGATTTCTCAAGGTCTTGCAAAACCTTTAGATCAGTACCTGTTGTATTTTTATATTCTTTATTCTCTGCCATGATGTTCCTGTGGTGCGTTATAAATAACAGTATAGTCTAATTATCTATTTATGGTTTAAAATATGGCTTCGCTAAACGAATCAATAAAACATATAACAAAGCATGGTTTAGCTAGAACCAATAGGTTTAATGTTATCATAAGCTTGCCTGAAATTCTACAACAAAGTTTGAATTCTGAAAAGTCTGAGGATGATGAGGCTGGTAATTTTCTTCAACCTTTAATCGGTTCTGTTGGTATCAATTTGGTTAAGAGTTATCTGGGGTCTGGTACAGAAATTGTGCGTGGATTGGATATCATGTGTGAATCAGCACAATTTCCATCAAAGGCTTTGGCTGTGTCAGAAACCAAGTACAATTCTGATTATTTCAGTGCGGCTCATGACATCACATACACACCTGTTGAATTTACATTTGTTGTGTCAAGAGATTTTTTGGAAAAGAATATTATTGACAAGTGGATGAATATGATCATTGATCCTAACACACATGAGGTTTCTTACTTTAATACGTATGTGTCGCCTAGTATTGAAATTCAACAACTGAACGAACTGGATCAAGTAACACATAAGGTTATTATTAAAGACGCTTTCCCTGTTGACATAAGCACGATGCAGCTTTCCAATGAAAGCAATGACGAGTATCACAAAATCAGTGTTACTTTTGCTTACAGAAAGTGGAAAACTGGTGAGGTCACACAACCGTCTGGTGTGGGTTCTCTTGCACAGACACCGCTAGGCCCATTCACTACACCTATACTTTCTAATCCAGCGGTACAGCGCGGTATAGATTTTGTAGAGACTCAATTTTTAGGTGGTGACAGTCTAGAGGGTGAAGCAGTGGATATATACAATATGGTTGATGATGTTGTGAAGAACACAACCGGTCAATCTACGAACAAATCAGCATCACTATTAAATGGCATTAAAGCCAACCTCGATTTAAACAATGTAATTAGCAGCGACCAAAAAGCTCAATTAATTGGTTTGATTGATGGAACACTGGACAAATTAGGATAAAAGTAAGATGACATTACCTAAGATTAAACACCCGAAATACACACACCACTTGGTGGGTCTGAACAAAAAAGTTTCTTATCGCCCGTTCACAAACGCGGAACAAAAGATTCTGTTGCTGGCTAAACAAGAAGAAAAGAACACAAGTCGAATCCTTGAAGCTGTAATGCAGATTTTGCATAATTGTATTCTTGATGACATTGATATCGACAATCTTAGTTCGTTTGACATGGAAGATATATTCCTTAGAATTCGTGCCAAGTCTGTTGGTGAGATTATCAAGCCACGATTTAGCTACAAGTACACCGATGAAAAGGGTATTGAAAAAACAGATTTTGTTAATATCGAAATCAACATTGATGATATCAAAGTTGTGGTTGAAGAAAAAGTTGATGATAAAATAATTCTTGATAAAGAATCACAGCTTGGGGTTAAGCTTAGATATCCAACTTTGAAGATTATTCGTGAAATGAAAGACACCAATGACGACATTGAACTTATTTCAAAATGTATCGTGTGTGTGTTTGATGGAGAAAATGTGTACAACCGCGAAGATATTAGCGATGAAGAGATGATTGAGTTTGTTGATGATATTGATATGTTAAACATGAAAGCAATTAATAAATTCTTTTCAAGCATCCCGCGTATCGAACATAAGGTTGACGTTACACTTCCAAAGCTGGACAATAAGAAAGAAACCATTACGTTTAAAGGCATCAATGATTTTTTTATCTAATGGTTTGTCATGAGTCGGTTGAAAGCTATTATACAAACAACTTTAGTGTATTATTTCATCCAAACCACAACTTTAAAGTTTCTAACAATTTCACACTTGATGATCTTGAAAACATGTTACCTTATGAGAGAGAGATTTATCTTTCGATGGCACAAAATCTAATAAAAGAAATAGAGGCAGGGTAAAATGGCATCTCCCGCAAACAGTATAATAAAAGCACTTTCTCAAAAAACTCAGATGAAAAGAGCAATTGACTTGAGGGCTGCTGAGAATGACAATGACGTAAAAGCCATTATCAAAAAAATGGTTGAAGCTGCCATTGTTGCTCAGACATCCAATAAACCAAGGCTGATGATGAGAAGCATTGAAGAGCTTAATCAGACTGTTAGGGATTTGGTAACTAGAAATATTAGTGTTAGCGAAAAAACCAAAAAGAACATGGTTAGAAAGCTGACAAATCTGAGCGACGATCTGACAAAAGAGCTTGAATCTGGTGGTGGTGCCTCTTCTGGTGGTGGGGGATTAGCAAACGTTCTTCCAAGCTTTGACAACATCACATCTGCTATTATGACTGCAAGCCCAATTCTTGGATATGGTGCTAGATTATTACAAACTGTTGGTGAAGGCGCAAGCAATCAGAAATCAAAGAAATTACAACGTTCACAACAAGAGCGTGATGGGCAAATAAGAGCAAATGATATTCTAGATGATGATGATGATGAAGATACTGTTTCTGGTGGCGGTGGTTCTGTTAGTGATTCTGAAAAATACTTAGAAAGTATATTAGATCAGCTTGTCACTCTTAATTCGATTTGGGGAGATGGAACAACTGAAACAAACAGAAAGTTGTCAGAACTTGTTAGAGTTGAAGAAGAAGTTAAAGAAGAGCAAAGACTTCTAAGAGAGCAAAACGAGTACGATAGTATAGAAGCACAAAGACGACAAGATGCTGGTGGAGAAAGAGGTGGATCACCTTCACCAACAGGCGACCCAGAAGTAGATTCCATGCTGAATAGTATTCTTGGCGGTGGTATGGGTGGCGCTATCATGGCGGCTGTAACAGGCATAGCAAGCTTTTTCGGCCCTATCCTTGCTGCCAGTAGCACTATTGCTGGACTCGCTGCTAAGGTAGCTATAATCCCTGCTGTGATCTATGCAATTTATGAGTTTATTGAGGGTTTCTTTAACGCTGGTGAGATTTTAGGGCTTGGTGAGAGTGAGGTAACAATAAGCGACAGAATTGCAGCGGGTATAGGTTCTGTTGTCGATGGATTTTTGAGTATGATTAATTCCATTGTGTCTACAGTGATGGATTGGTTTGGTATGGATATTGATTTCATGCCAGAGAATTCAAAACAAATAATTTCCAACAGTATAAAAGGAATCTTTGATTTCTATAAAGGTATATTCAATGATGTGTTGTCATTGTTTGGCTTTGGCCCAGATCAAGAACAGTCTTTGTTAGATGGTGTAAAAGGAATTGCAAAGAGTGTTCTGAGTATTCCTTTGATGTTATTTAATATGGTGACAGGATTTTTTGGAATTGATGAAATTACATCCGAAGATATAAAAACTAAAATTAAAAGTGGAATAGATTCTGTTGTGAAAGCCATTTCTAATTTTGTGACTGGTATTCTTGACTCTGCTGTTGACTTTGTAACTGAGAGTATCCCTACATGGAAAGACCTAAAATCTCTTGCAGGTTTTGGTGATGATGAAGAGAAAAAAGGATTTGTTGGTTCTCAGGAAATTGCAAAGAGAAGCATGGATCAAATCAGTGGAGTAAAAGATACATCTGACGAAGATTTGCAGGCTGAATTTGACAGAAGGTTTGGTTATGGTGATTCAGGAAGCACTAAAACTGCTGAAACTTTCAGCATGACAAATAGAGGAATGAATTCTACAAAACAAAAACAACAACAATCATCTGCGGCTATCGTAAACGCGCCTTCTAATACAAATGTCAGTAACACAATAGTAGAAGGCGGTGGCGGTAACACAGCTAACCCCGATGTAAACTTCCGCAATAAAAGTTACGCAGATTATTCACGAGCGTATAGCCAGTAAAGGAAAGAGAGAGGGGGCTTAACGCCCCTTCTGATCTTTCAATTCTTTGATTTCATGATTATAGAATTCTTCCTCGAATTGAGTATGATACCCACGTTTAATAATAAATTCCATGAGAAGTGTTAGATGCACAGCCCCTGTGTAATCATCTGCGTTTTCAAGACTTGGTAGGTCAATATTCATACCCACTTGATCATCTTTCACATCTTCAAATACAACTGAACATTTTGACATAATCTTAATCCTCGTTAAAAATAATACCACATTTTGACATAATCTTAATCCTCGTTATTGACATCCTCCCCCACCAAACACTCAACCAGCTTTTTGGAAGGGATTCCTACAGCTAGACGCTTATGCCCAAGCGCAAGAATGTTCTTTGCCGCATTGATATCTCTATCATGCTTAGTGCCACACTCGACACAAGTCCATTCTCTTATTCCAAGTCCTGCTCTACCTTTCGGACTGTTGCTGCTTATGCAACCACAACACGAACAAGCTTGGGTAGTGTATGCTTCATTCACTTCTTTGAAGATGACGCCTGCCTGCTGACATTTATATTCCAGCATCACCTTCAGTTGGCTCCAACCTGCATCTAAAACAGACTTCGCCATGGTTGTTTTTATTAATTTTGAACTTGACACGTTACCAACAACAATCAGAGCATTGTTGTTGACTAATTTTCGAGTGAACTTATGCTGCCCATCGGCTCTCTGGTTTTTAATTTTAGCATGAATAGCTCTGACCCGCTTCTTGTTTCTAGCCCTCTGAGCTATACCCAACCTTTTCTCCATTGAACGATAGTGTCGTCCATTCAGCTTATCACCATCGGAAGTCGTTGCTGTAGTCTTACAGCCTAGATCAATTCCGACTGAACCAGTTGCTGTTGATTGCTTGGCTTCAACTGAAACAACAACACAAAAGTACCAGCGACCTCTTGCATCTTCAACAAAACAACCTGACCGAAACTTATATTGTGAAAGCCCATAGCTATCTCTAACACCGTAGTATTTCCCGTGATGAAAAATTTGACCGTTTTTCCACTGGGCTGCGCCTGTGTTCAACGGAACCCAGCCAAGCGATCTGCCAACACCAAATGTCTTACGCCATTTCAATTTCGATTTTTTGAACTGCTTGCGCCGAGTGGTGTACTCTTTTGAGATGCACTGAACTGTCTGACTATGTAATCCAAGCTCTTTGGATGCGCCAGTGGTGTACTGATGAAAATCATAATTTGAGAGGAACAAACCTCGTTCACGTATTATACGACTTGAAATTTCGTTACAATAGTTCCACACAAAGTTCACTGACGCAGCCATCTTCGATAGCTGCTTGGTGTGCTTGTCTTTGACACGCACTTTCAGTGTTTTTGTGTGGGTTGTCATAACGCGGTTTTCCTTCTTCTTTGAAGATATATTGTTTCATGGTGACTTAATTTTGTCAAGCGCCATTTAGTTAAATCCGCTCTACCCATCCACTTGAGTCAATTGGATGGGGGTTTTGACTACGTTAATAACTTCCAGTGTGTGAACAAAAGCTTCTTTCTGTTCAACGATTCTATCATAACTATCCGCTTGTGTCTTGTCGTTTCTGAACTTAACCAAGCGTGGTAGAAACAAACTCATCGTATCAGGTTTGGTTTCACTTGCAATGATGTCATTGGATTTAATTTCACCAATTTTTCCCAGATACAGTTCTTGATTTTCCCAGATTGATTTTCTGAGTTCGTCAGTTAGTCCAGTACCCACATTAACCACAAGCTTACCATCTAAACTTTCACAAATCAACGAACCGAGAATTTCATCCCATTCCCCTAACGTTTTCCCTTGGTTGAATCCTGTAATGATAAGATCACATGTAAACTCTGTTTTAATCTTCACAAAATCGTTACTGGTTCCATCTTTCCATTTAGCACTCTGGTTTTTAACAAGAGTCCCTTCAAGACCATCTTTAATATTTTCCATGAAATGTTCAATAACTTCATCAACACTATTCACAATACGGGAGTCGATAAGCTTAACTTGGTCTGTGTAATCTCTCAGATCATCTACAATATCTTTTAGCCTCTCAAACCTATCGACGTAGGGGGTGTTACAAATACCCTCTTTAAAGTCTTTGTATGGAACCACATCCCACAGTACGTGAAGCAGCCTTTCAGGGTCAACTTCACTAGAATTCAGATATCCGTTTCCTTTTTGACGAGGCATTAACTTTTGTCGCGCTGGTGTTTCATAAACAAGAATTTCCCCCATAAGAACACAACGAATTTCCCCCATAAGAACACAACTATAAGGCAAGTCTAAATTAGAAATTGCTAAAAGAATGTCATGAGAAATGTGATGATTATTAATAGCACCACTACGCGAACGAACTTCAAATGTTTCACATTCTGGATGAATGATGATATCTTCGTACTCACCATCTTCCTTTGTCTGTGAAATGCAAGGGAATTGAATTTTCTTCAAGTTCTTTTCGCTAAAAGAAGATGACCGCATATAGGGATGAACATAGATTAGATCAGGCCAGACCTTGTTGATTGTTTTTGCAGATGCACCACATTTTAGATCACGATCAATAACACATTTAAACACATAGCCATCATCTACAGAGTCTAAGTTATGATAAACTTCCTCTATCAATCTATGGGCTGCATTACCAGTGACGACACGAGTTGCAATCTCAAACTCCAATACGTCAAGAGCTTGGGCTAAAGTTAGATTGTATCTGACTTCTTCAAAAAGATTGCATTCTTTGATAGGCTCATTTGGTAGGTCAACATCCTTAACCCCAAACGTGATTGATGGGTCATAGGTTAACCAAGCAACACGTTTGAACAGGTTTTCTTCGGGGGTGTCTTTTATGGC